TGGGGAATGTTCAGGATACGCACAGAAAACAGAAGCAGAACGAGACCTTTTACGCAGTCATTGGGAAAAGTGGCTTGACAGACCAACAGCCCATGTTATCAAGGCTTCTGAACTGACAGACGCAGAACAGCGGGAGTTCATCATCAAAGACAACGTGGGGTATGGAGAGTGGGACATGGACGCTCTCGCCAATGAATGGGACACGGAAGAACTTGTTGATTGGGGCTTAGACCTGTGGGAAGACAAATCAGATAGCGAAAGCGGGAACAGTTCTTCTTCCCTGCCGAACAGCGCACCCGAATCATCATTGTTTGACCGCTTTGTCGTTCCCCCGTTCTCTATCCTTGACACACGTAAAGGCTATTGGCAAGACCGCAAGAAGAAGTGGTACGACATCATCGGGGATATGGGAGAAAGCCGTAATGATACGCTTGTGACAAGCCTTGAAATCAAGTACAAAGACTTGTATCAAAGAACCCGTGAACACAGGAAAGAACTTGGCATTTCATTCAAAGAGTACATCGAAAAGTACGTTCCGAAAGAAGAGCTTGAACGGGAACAGTCGAAAATCGTTGCTCAGGGCGTTTCTATCCTTGACCCCGTTATGGCTGAAATCGTCTGCCGTTGGTTCGGGTTCAAGAACTGTCAGACGTTTGACTGTTTTGCGGGCGACAGCGTCTTCGGCTTTGTTTCAGCTTATCTTGGTAATGACTTCACGGGTATTGAACTCAGGGAACAGCAAGCGAGCTTGAACAACGAGCGTGTGGCTGATATGACAGCCCGTTATATTTGCGATGACGGTCAGAATGTGGCAAAGCACATCAATCCCGAGAGCCAAGACCTGCTGTTCAGTTGTCCCCCATATTTTGACCTTGAAAAGTATTCAGACCTCCCGAATGACGCAAGCAATCAGGACAGCTATGAAGACTTCATTCAGATATTGAAGAACGCTTTCACGGCGGCTGTCGGCTGTCTGAAAAATAACCGTTTCGCCGTTATCTGTGTGGGCGATGTCCGTGACCGGAAGACGGGCTTTTATTATGACTTCTGCGGCGACATCAAGCGGATATTCAAAGAAGCGGGCGTTCTTCTGTATAATGAAATCATCCTTGTTGAACAAACCGCTTCAACAGCCCTGAGAGCCGCCCGGTATATGGAGACAAGAAAGGTCGCAAAGACGCACCAGCACATTCTCGTGTTCTTCAAAGGCAACCCGAAAGACATAAAGAAAGAATACCCGAAAATTGAGTACACAGAAGAAGACATGGTTCAGTTTGAAGCCACTGAAACTTCTTCTGAGAGTGAAACAACTGAAAATGAATAAGACCATGCAAGCAAAAATCTGGAATCACGCCCAATGGGTCAAAGAGACCGACCCGAAAGCACTGCGGGGAATGTTTGACGAACTTCTCCGTAAAGCGGGTTTCAATGTTCTGAGTTGCACGGAACATCATTTCAGCCCACAAGGTTACACGGCTTTATGGTTGCTTTCCGAGAGCCACTTTGCCGTTCATACGTTTCCTGAGTTCGGGCGAACATACATCGAACTGTCAAGCTGCAACCTTGACTTTTATCTGAACTTTCTTTCAATGACAAAAGAACTATGAGCAAGGCACAGGAAAAGAAAAGAAACCAACTGAAACAAGCCCGTCTCGAAATCGTGGCGGGAATGTACAAGCGGGGTTACAGCCTCAGAAAAATTCAATCAGAAGTCGTGAAGCGGCTTGAACTGTCTTCTTATTCTCTCGCCACGGTTCACAAAGACGTGCAGACGCTTCTTGACGAATGGCGGGAAAACAGAATTGAAGATATGGACGCTGCTCTGGCGCTTGAACTTGAACGCATTGACGAAACCTGCCGGGAACTATGGGAACAGTGGGAAAAGTCAAAGACTGATTACAACAAGACACAACGCAAGCAGAAAGGCTCTCCCGCCCGTGACAACGAGACGGGGCAAACTTCAATCAGGACGTATCAGACAGAAAGGACGGAAACAGAGGTTATCATGCTCGGAGACCCGTCATATATCGCCGAAATCAGGAAACAACTTGAAGAACGGCGTAAGCTGCTTGGTCTTTACGCTCCCGAAAAGAAAGACATCAACGGAAATGTATCTTTCGCCTCTCTGCTGATTGAAAGCGGCTTGCTGGATGAACCCGAAACGCAGGACGAAGCAGAATAACACCGATTGCGCCCGAATGTGGCTCTAAAATCATTCACTCGTATAAAGTTACCATTTGAAAACGAAAGCCCGGCACAGGGCGAATCAGCAAAAAATAACTCAATGAAGAAACAGAATAAAGATATTCTCCGCAAGAAAGGTCTTGAACTGATGAACCTATGGCGGGCAGACTGGAACAGGTTTGTCCGTGAAGCCCTCGGAGTGACCCTTGACAAAGAACAGCAAGAAATACTGTCAAGCGTTCAATACAACAGGCGAACATCGGTTGCATCGGGGACAGCCCGTGGAAAAGACTTCGTGGCGGCTTGTGCCGCTATCTGTTTCTTGTATCTCACACCTCGTTGGAGAAAGAACAGTTTGGGAGAAATTGAACTTGTTGAAAACACCAAGGTCGCTTTGACTGCTCCAACAGACCGTCAAGTAAAAAACATTATGATGCCTGAGATAAGCCGCCTTTTCAACAGAGCCAAAGCCCGTGGCGTTGAACTTATCGGAAAACTGAACGCCTATGACATAAGAACAAACAACGATGAATGGTTTCTGACGGGCTTCAAGGCTGATGAACACAACCATGAAGCGTGGTCAGGCTTTCATGCGGTTCACACGATGTTTGTCGTAACCGAGGCAACAGGTATCGGGGATGACACGTTTGCCGCCATAGAGGGAAACCTGCAGGGCGACAGCCGTATTCTTCTTGTCTTCAACCCAAACAAGACGGTAGGTTATGCCGCCAAGTCTCAGAAAGGCGACCGTTGGCACAAATACCGTCTGAACAGCCTGACAGCCCCGAATATCGCGAGCAAGAAGATTATTATCCCCGGTCAGGTTGACTACGATTGGGTGTTGGATAAACTTGAAAATTGGTGTGAGAAAATATCCCCCGATGAAATCATATCAGAAATGGATGACTTTGAGTTCGAGGGGCAATGGTATCGCCCGGAAGACCTGTTCAGAAAAAAAGTCCTCGGTCTGTTCCCGAAAGTCGATGAAGACACGCTTATTCCCCGTCAATGGCTTGAAGAAGCGCACGAACGTTGGAAACAAGCCAAAGGGCGTGAACCGCTTCGGGCTGACCTCAATATTCTCGGTGTCGACGTGGCGGGCATGGGGCGTGACGCAACGTGCTATGTTCTTCGCCGTGACAACTGGGTGGCTTCCTTTGACACACACAATTCAGGCGGTGTAGCAGACCACATGAAAGTGGCTGGGAAAATCATGGTTGCCCGCCGACAGAACATCGGTCTTTACGTCAGTATTGACACAATCGGCGAAGGTGCGGGCGTTTATAGTCGCTGTGTTGAACTTGAAGACGAACCCCATTATATCCTGAGTTGCAAGTATTCAGAGAGCGCAAAGACCCCTAACGGGCGTGAACTGAGTGACATCACGGGGCAAAACAAGTTCTTCAATATGCGTGCTTATCTGTTTTGGGCAGTCCGTGATTGGCTGAACCCAAGAAACAACACGGGAGCCATGCTGCCTCCGGATGACAAGTTTGACGAAGAAGCCACGGAAATAAAGTTCTCGGTAAAGTCAAACGGCAAACTTTATATTGAACCGAAAGAAGACATCAAAGAACGCCTCGGGCGAAGCCCTGATAAGTTTGACGCTTTGGCTAACACGTTCTATCCCGTTCGGTATGCGAAACCTATCAACGTGAACAGAATTGCGAAAATGATACGGAGATAACAAACAGAATGTTCAATTCAAAAAATATCAAAAATGACAATCGAAGAAATTTTAAATTCAGATATGACGGCAGAACAGAAGATTGCCGCCCTGAGTGAAAAGACCGTGAACGTCCCTGTTTGGGGCGGCAGAAAAGGGCTTGAAATGGAGTATAACCCGAAGTTTCATCCCGTCATGGATAGACAGAAATACCCCGACATCGTGAACGAAGACGGGATTCAGCCCGTGACCCGCATTGCGCTCGGCTTTCAGAAACTCGCATCAAAGAGAATGACAGAACTGGTTACGGCTATACCTGTCAAGCGTGTGTTCAAGCCTGAGAACGACAAACAGAAAGAAGTGGCGACATTCATCACAAGCGTCCTCGACAAGAACCGCATCGACAGCGTTGACATAGACCGTGTGAACAGGTTCTTTGCCGGCTGCGAGATTATGACGTTATGGTACGCCCTTGAACAGAACAACACGCTTTACGGAAGGAAAAGCCCCCTGAAAATCCGTTGTCGCACGTTCTCCCCCATGCTCGGCGATGACCTATACCCCCTTTTTGATGAATACGGCGACATGATAGCAATGTCAGTCGGCTATCAAAGGAAGAAAGGGAGAAAGAACGTGAAGTTCTTTGACGCATACACGGCAAACAAGCACATCAAATGGTCTTCTGAAAGCGGTTCATGGCAGGAGATTGAGAATGAAGATATAACGCTTTTGAAAATCCCCGCAATTTACGCCTGCCGTCCTTTCCCGATTTGGGAATTCACGTCAGATACAGTTTACGAAATTGAATGGTCTTTGAGCCGTAACGGTAATTACATCCGTGAGAACTCAAAGCCACTGTTCTGTGTCTTCGCTGATGAAGCGATAAGCTACGGCGATGAAAAAAGCCCTGATAAGGAAGCCCGTGCCGTCATGCAATACCCGAAAGGCTCAACAGCGCAGTATGTCACTTGGCAACAAGCCGTTGAGAACCTGAAATTCCACGTCTCAGAGTTGAGAAACCTCTATTTCACAATGCTTCAACTCCCTGATTGGTCTTACGAGAAGATGTCGCAAGTCGCATTGTCAGGAGAGAGCCGAAAACAACTGTTCATTGACGCACAACTGAAAGTCAACGATGAAAAAGGACCGCTGATTGAGTTCTTCGACCGTGAAATAAACGTTATCAAGGCTTACGCAAAGATTGTCTTCGGGGAAAGCTACGCCGCCGACATTGACGCTCTGAAAGCTGAAATCATCATTACCCCGTTCACAATATCGGATGAAAAGGATGACATCAACAACTTGATGACAGCCAATGGTGGCAAGCCTCTGATGTCCCAGCGTGAATCCATTGAGCGTTACGGAAAGTCTGATGACGTTGACAAGACGCTGAAAGAAATCAAGGAAGAAGAAATGTATGACAGCCTTGAAATGACTGAATAACAAGAAAGGGGGAAATTATGGCTATATCAAGAAGAAGACAACCGCCAAAGACCAAAGAACAACCGAAATTTCAATGCCGAGACTGCGGGCACAGCTATGATTGGCATGAGATAGGCGCAAACGGGAAACCGTTCATGTGCCGTTGCCCGTTCTACACGGGAGGCAAGTTCTGTCGCTTTCTTTCAGACCCTCAGTGCGAACACTTCATCAAACGGGAGGTAAACAATGGCAAGGCTGAATAAATGGGAACGTCAACACCTGAAAGACCTGTCAGCCCTTGACAAGCGCATAGAACAGATTTACGAGGCTGCTATCAAGGAAGCCGCACGTATCGGTGCGACCATAAGCGATTTTAACCCCGACAGGCTTTTTTCTTTCAACGACTATCCAATTACACGCAAAAGAATAGAAAAGCTGTTGTCGGGGCTAAAAAGCGGGTTGTCGGCGGCGATAGTCAACGGCATAAACTCTGCTTGGACGCTATCAAACAACAAGAACAACGAACTCGCCCGGCAGGTCTTCGGGGATAACGTGGGAAAACTCTCTCAGGCTCAATACCGCCGTTATTTCTCCACGAACGATGAAGTCCGTGAAGCGTTCATTCAGAGAAAGACAAACGGGCTGAACCTATCAGACCGTGTATGGAACTATACGAACCAGTTCAAGGAAGAAATAGAACTCGGGCTTGATGTCAGTTTGAGAAACGGCGTATCTGCCGAGGACATGACAAAAGAACTGCGTCAATACCTTAAATTCCCCGACAAACTGTTCAGACGTGTCAGGGATGAACACGGGGTTTTGCAACTATCCAAGCGGGCGGCGGCTTTTCATCCCGGTCAGGGCGTTTACCGTTCTTCATTCAAGAACGCTCGCCGCCTCGCCGCCACAGAAACGAACATCGCTTATCGAACGGCTGACTATACCCGCTGGCAAGACCTTGATTTCGTTGTCGGGATTGAAATCAAGCTGAGTAATAACCACACTTTGAACGGCGTTGCGTTCAGGGACATTTGCGATGAACTGAAAGGGCTTTACCCGAAAACGTTCAAGTTCACGGGGTGGCATCCACATTGCCGCTGTCATGCCGAAACAGTATTGAAGACCGAGGAAGAAATGGCAGAGGACAACCGCCGTATTATGGCGGGAGAAGAACCCGTTCAAGGAAGCAAGAACGAGGTCAAAGATGTACCCGACAATTTCAAACAATGGCTTGCTGATAATGAAGACCGGGCGAAACGTATGTCATCTGTTCCGTACTTCATCCGTGATAACGTGAAGTTTATTCCTGAAAGGTTCATTCAGAACATGGGGACACAGAAAGGCGGTCAGGATGCGGGGCTTATTGAGAACCTGAAAGAAGCCTTTCTGAAACTCAAAGACCCGAACTATATCACGGGCAAAGAGGTTCAGAACACGATTAAGACCTTTGCCCAGAACAACCCCGCTTTATTCCTCGGCGGGTTGACAGATGTCGTGATAACACGGGCTAAAGGCGTAAGTTTCTTTATGGCAAACTCCCGGTCTTATCTGAACTCCACAGGGGCTTATAACATGGCGGGGAACACAATCAAGATTGCTAACCGGGAATTCAGGCTTGTCAGTGGCGAGATATTCAACCCGCTTGAAGAAGTCAAGGGGGCTTTAAAAGCCATATCCACGGGTGTTGATATGACATTCAAACAAGAATACGCCCTTGAAAGCCTATGGCATGAAATACGCCATGCGCAAGCTGTAGGTTGGAAAAACCTGAGAAACAAAACTGATTTAAGAAGCCGTTCAATGGAAACTATCAATC